GACTTCTTCTTGAGGAGTTTGGTCTCGACACTGACACAGTCCATCCTCTCCTCAAAGGTGAGTTCGGGGCGTTCCAAGTCAAAGTAATCAAAGATGTAGAAATTCAACTTTGTTGGATTGGTCTTGAACATGCTCGTGATTTCCTCAAACGTCATGATGGGTGAATAGCATTCTCCATCTAAGAACTCTCCCTCCCTCAGTCCATCACTGAGATGATCGAGACCCTCAACACGCTTACCAGTTCGGGAAAAGCAACCGTCTTTGGAAACGAGGAGGCGGACCCCATCCAATTTGGGTTGAACGTAGAAGGGGGTGGAGATATACTTGTGGCGTTCCTCCCACTTGTTGGCCAACATGGGCATCACTTGAACACCCTTGATGTGCTCATTGTTCCACATGGTCTGAGCACGGGCACACGCCTTTTCGTAACCAGTCTTGACGTTGGTTCTAGAAACTGCAACCTTTTCAGTTCCCACCATACCAGTACTCTTTACGATGTCAGCGGTTCCATCTCCCAGGTCCTCAATGTGAATGTCAGTGAATCTCTCACGACCGTTTTTGTCTTTTCTGATAAGTCGTTCCATTGTAGTCATATTTAATTTCTCAACTTTAATTAGATGTCCGAAATACCGGTTGTAAATTATGGTAGAATGGAACGACTTAGGCCTCCAGAATTCACATCGGTCCCTATGAATGTGAATACATTTTGTATCGTTTTTATAGTTTTATGTATTTTAGGTCTATATAAGCGTTCCGTCAATATTAGTCAACGCAATCAACAATCTTATATTTGAGACACTTACTGGGGGTGAGGTACAGATCCTTCCTCATGAGACGCTTAAATTTCTTTTCGGGGATTTCAGTCTTGGAGAGGTACATCTTCTTGATTCTCTTCATAAACTTTTCAGATGACTTGAGTTCATGTTTGAGTTCTTGGAAGTTACCCCAAAATTCCGTGGAAATCTGGTGAATGAGGATATAGGCATCCTTACCCATTCGTTTCTCAGAGCCACCGAGTAAGACAAATGTTGCCGCACTACAACACGATCCCTGTGCGATAGTAACGACTTTTACACGAGATTTCTCTAGAACATTCATCATGTTGAAGCCCGAAAATATGTCACCACCCTCACTCATGATGTGGACGCGGATCTCTGGTTCGTATCCGATAAGTTCAGCCTTTTTTTTGAGAAGTTCTATTTCAAGTTTCTTGAAGTTCTCAACAAACTCCATAGCATTATCTCGGTCGATAGTTCCATAAAAGAGAAGCTCGTTTCCCACAACTCGCACACATTCTTCGAGTTCAGTTTCTGTTTCATCCTCGTTCGTATGCATTCTTCAAGGCTTTCTTTACTCTTGTCACGTCTCTTGATTTTAAGCCATTTCCGACTGCGAGGTGATTCATAACATCGAAATCTTGGGGGGTGATTTTGTACTTAAGGAGGGGCTCCAAGTTTCCCTTCTCGGCGTACAACTTTAATAAACACAATTCTTCAATTCCCAATCCATTTGGTGATTTTTTATAAATTTCATTGACTTTCTGTTTTCGCATCTTATAGTTTCCATGTTTAGTCCAACAACTCCCCGGTCTAATCTTTTCTCTTTTAAGGGGGTCACCTAGAAAGGTTTTGGGTATCGTTAGGGCGTGGAGAACAAAGTAGGGCATGAGATTCCAGTTTCCAGAGGAGTAAATGTGACTATCAAAATAATCCGCATTTGAAAAGGAATGGGAGATAGCTACAGTGTTTACACCCACTGAGTTTAGGTAATTTTCTTGGAATATATCCCACATGTGACCATGTTCACTTATACTGTCATATATTTCAATCGGTTTGGGATCACATAGTATATCAGTTATAAATTCTTTTGGTGTCTGGAACATATCCATTTCATCATAGTCATCTAAATAGGTGAAGAAGTTTCTAATATTTCCTTGTGAACGTACGGCTGCATTGTATGCTTTGGTATCCGAACTATCTGTCAATCTCAACAAAGTTTCAGGTTTGTGTTTTGGAATAAATATAGTCTCGAAGTTTGGGTACATACACATATTTGTTGTCGTTACTATGAGAGATCCGCGTGTAATTGGGACACCATCCGAAACCTGTTCTATTATTGGTTTAAATATAGGATCGTAATCCTCTATAAATACATTCTTTGTGGTTGATTTAATAAACGGTAAAAAATAACATTTACTTTTCAGATGGTGATTCTGTAGTTCAACATGTGATGTATCTTTCAAGGCTTCCCTAAGAATGTAGGATTTTCCAACTCCAGATGATCCACATATAAATATATGTTTACCTTCATCTATATACCTACGAACGAGAGCAATTTGTTTATCATGAATTGTCACTAGGGGTGTGGTATTGTCTTCGACTTTTTTTTGTGGAATTATTTTAATGAAAGAGTCCATCGATGATCTTACTAATCAGGCAATAGATTTGGTGCTCGAGAATGGCGCACTACATAAACGTATCGTAGAACCTTTAAAAAGGAAAATTGTACCATATGTTGCTTGTAGTTTGTTGACCAATTTGGTCATGGTTATTACTCTGATCTACCTTGCTCGACGTCTGTCTCTTCTTCAGGTTCCCCCTCTGTAGAATCTTCCTCTTCCTCATCCTCATCACCTAGGGAGGGGCCAAAGAATCCTTCGGGTGGTGGTTCATTCTTTTTCGATAAGAATTTACCTATCTTCTCGAGGGGGGTCCCGGCAGTCATCGCCTCAATTGGGTCTATCGTCCTCGGTAAAGTGAGTAATGGAATTGAACGCACATTGAGAATCTCTGGTTTGGTAAATACACTGTCTAGGGGATATTCATCTTCAAACCGCTTCAAGACAGACTTGGGCACCGAGGGTGATTGTTCCAAGAGGCGGTCATACTCGGTTTTACATTCACCAACGAAATCTAAGCCTTCCTTGCTACGCTCCCCCCTATCTAAGGCTAACATAAGACGAATATTTCTGGAAAGCATACCGAAAGCCAACGCAGCTGTTCGATGGTTTTCCATGAGTTCGTTAATCTTGAGGAATTGGGATATAGTCGCTATAAGCCCTGCGGTTAGATTTAAACCACCAATTATTGAGGGAGCAAAGGACTGTACATTCTCTGGGAAGGTACCCTGGGCGAAGTTCGCGGTCCCAGTTATAGTAGACAGTATAATAACAGGTAAAGTGAATCGAATACTAGAACGTCTGTATATGAAAAATGCACGGTGGTGCATATACCTGTAGCATGCAGAGGCTTCACCCCATTGTTTGAGTATATTTTCGTGACCGTCTGTCCATGACAGACGCATCTCTTCACGGGAAATCTTTTTTTCTTCCGTCATTATATAATAGATGAATATAATTTTCCTGATTCATTTAATTTTTCTGATAGGTATACTTGTTGTTCCATTTACAAATAATCGCAGAAACCTTGAATTTTATTCCATTCTAATTCCCTTCATATTTTACCACTGGTCAATTAATGATGACACATGTGCATTGACACAGGCGGAAATGTACTTTTCGGGTAAAGAAAAGGAGGAAACTTTCATGGGTAGGGTTGTTGGACCTATTTATAAAATGAGTGATGATGATGTAGGTAAACTCACCAAAACTCTATTCTTTGTGTTATGGGCCATTGTTCAATATCGATTGGGGCACTTCAAAGGGTTTACCAGAGACCTAAGTGAATTAAAGAAATCCCTTTCTACAAAAGTATAATGGACCTTAAACTCCGTAGCGAAATCAACCGTCTCACTAAAACGCGTGAAGATTATCACCAGACCTATGTTCAGAATTTAGAAATAATTGAGGACAAAATTGCTAAACTTGATATTCAAATCGAACTAACCGATTCCAATGTGAAAAGAGGTATTCTCGAAAAACAACGAATCGTTTATCAAAAGGATGTCAGAAAGATAGATAGTACTATGGAAAGTACCACAAATCTGTTAAATAAGAAGATTGAATCAATCGAACAAGCCCTCGAGAACATCGAGAAGGAGAAGGAATCATTTGATTTCAACATCAAAAAACTAAGAACTGGTATTATAAACGAAAATACCGGTGAGATTTTCGATATGTTTTCCAGTGTTGTGAATGCACTTGAAATTCTTAACCGCGGGAGAAACGAAATCGATCAAAAAAGTGAACACTCGTCTTAAAATTGTAATACATAAGCATACAGTACGCGTCCGCTATATCATGCTTCCTCTCGTATGGAATGGTATCCAAATCTATATACTTTCCCATCTTGACAAGAACACGTTCTTTTCTCTCATCGTAATTTAGATGATCCATCCCAAAGTGTGCATGTATCGTCAAAGGTGAAATCAATAGAACCTTATCTTTGAACATATAGTGTAGCAGAATCTCTATATTCGTAAAGCCTTGGGGTGGTTGTCTCTCTATAAGGATTCTCTCAGCCTTGTCGAAGACATCCCTGTGGTCATCTACAAATAAAGGAACTAAGTCAACAAAGTCATTACTGTAAATGTATTTGTAGTCTTCCAAACTCACCTTTTTCATGTACTCAACTTCTATAACAGGTCCATTCCCACACTCAGCGAGGACGAGACCCATATTATGGAATCCTATATCTATGGCCAGGACCTTCATGTCTTTATGTCAAAGATTTTCTTTAATAATAGTATATGAAGAATAAGACTAAGATTCAAACACTATGGGTGGCTCTCGTCATACTCATCGTCGCTGTAGCATACTTATGGAAGAATCCCCGAGTCATCACGAAACGGGTTTCGAATCCAGCCCCACCTCCACCAATGATTCGGGTCCCCCCTAGACAGACATTCGAACAAAGGCGTGAACCAGAATTTAGGGGTCCTCCAATCAAGGAGTACAAACCCGGACGCATGCAACAAATGGGGTTACTCACCGGACCGGGTGACGAGACCCTCCCCCTCTACGGTAAGGAGGTTCGTGGTCGCCGTGACAGGTACCACTACTACACAACCACTGGCGGTGAAAACTTGTACCCAGTCCCAGTGAGCCACAATGCTAGGGACTGTATGGAGGACATTGGGTGCCAGGAGCTCTATGGAAATGAAACAGTCTCAGTGACTGGCAAGACTGGTTCATTTGGGGTTAATATGTACAGAACCGATAACTTTTTCTAAGAGTGTATTAAGAAATGATCCCTCTCATTATCGTTGGTTCCCTCGCTACTCTTGTAGCCTATACTTACTTTGGACCCAATCTCATTTCATCTGAAAAGGCCAAGGAATATATCAAATCAGGAAAGATTAGGGTGGTCATAGATGTCCGCACAGCGATGGAATACCGCACTGGTCACTACCCACGAGCCATACACATCCCAGTGAATAAAATCAATAAAAAAACAACGTCCGAACTTCCCAAAGAGGGTTTACTCGTCTACTGCAATACTGGACAACGAGCCAGATTTGCGGCAGAGAAATTGGAAAACTTGGGGTTTAAAGATGTATACTACATCGCTGGGCTCTATTCTACTTTGTTAAATTAATAAGTCTATCAAGTCTCGGTTTTTCTCGATTTATAAACACTAAGACTTCAATTGGATCTCTCGACAACTCAACAGAACCATGTGTATTTAACGGATGCACATATTGAACACGAATCAAATCTACTGTAACATGTTTCTGACCCGAAGCTTGACTATAGTGAACAGCCAACGCAGCCGCATCCTTCTTAGTTTCTTTTGGTAAGAAATCTCCATCATAAGAAACTACGACATGTGAACCCGG